AGCGTCCTGAACTTCCACCAGTGCATTTCTGCTGTCAGCAGGTCTATTCTGTAATACCGCAGGAAGTCGCCGATGATATATTTTGCATCTATCTTCCAGCTTATAACAGGAGGACGGCGGATCTCATCGGTGTCACCGTCCACGTCTTCCGGAATATCCTGTTCAAGTTCGTTTGCACGATAGAATCTGCACAATGCTGTTACTACTTCTTTACTGATAACAGCTGGGGCATCCTCCAGCCACTGTGCCATCATGAACAGCTTTTCACGGTCCGGGATGTCTTTATCCTCCAGCATATCAGCAAACCTGAGCCAGTCCCTGAAATCAGTCAGAACCTGGTATTCTTTTCCATTTATCATGACCGTCTCAGGGAAATGCTCATACAGTGCGTTTATCATTTCTTAGCAGACTTTTTTACAGCTTTTTCAGCTGCTCTTCTCTGCTTCCGGTTGGGGAAATACTTAGCACGCCACTCTGCCCGCTCCTGGGCGGCAGATACTCTTTGCTCCTGTACGAAGTTAAGGAAGCTGAGGTATATCTCGTCGCAGGCCTTTACGCTGTCGGGGATGCCGCTGAATATCTGATCGGACGTACCATCACCGAAAATGCGGTCATAAAGGCGGTGGAAAAGCTGACAGTAAGCTCTTATCCGCTCGGACTGTCTTCCATCCTTTGGTATCTCGTTTTCTTCCTTTGCCATAAGTTCAAAGGCATTTTCATAGCGTTCCATGTTATCTGCATTGTCAAGATCAAGCTCAAGACTCAGACCGTTTATTTCCCATTTAAGGCTCATAGGCTCATTCCTCCTCGGATTCGGACTCCTCATCGTCCGTCAGATCATTTGTTGTTGGAGTGACGTCAGATAGCTGAACCTTGTTCAGATTCAGCATCTCCGGCTCAGCTCCGTTCATCTATTCACTGATAGTTATTGTCTGCCAGTCATCGGAAGTGGATACAGTCACCTGAGACTGCTCGCCCCTTGCCTTGAGGTCACCTGAGTAGGTGTAGATATTGATATTGTCGCCCTCAGTGCCGGGGATAACAGAGTAGTCACGCTTATAGGCAGTAGCGGTAACGCTTGTTGTGCCTGTAGCTGTGGTAGTATCCACAAGGATGATGGTACGTACAGCATCGTCGCCCAGCTTCTCCTCGTTAGTGATATTGACCATATCGGTCTGAACAGGCAGGTCTGTATGCTTATCGAAAGCATATGAGTATGACGGCGCAAAGCCTACAACATCGGTCTGCTGGAAAGGCTCGTCAACGTACTGTCTGCTGTACTCGATGGGGTTCTTGCTGTGGGAGAACTGCGTGAACTTCTTCATACGGTGGTAGGTAACGGCATCATTTGTACCCGGAACACCGTAGAAAGCGAGAATCTTGTGTCTTTCAACTATCTTATTAGCCATAGGTTATTCCTCCTCGTATAATAAACGTAATTGTATCTGATACCTTGCGGTATCTGCTTCTGCGGAAAAAGCATAGCCTTTTGTCAGCACTTCAATGCTGATCGGCTCACGCTCTCCGTCAAGTTCGGGAAGACATTCATCGTCGTTCTGATGCTCGATCCATTCCTCGAACTTTTCGTAAAAGCCGAGATTATCAAGACAGAGGTTTACATCCTCGCTGTAATATTCACGGCTTGCAAAAAGGAAAAGGAACTGCTTTATACAGCTCCCGTCGGTATACTTTTTTACAACAGGATCGCAGGGGACAGGCTCTATCGTGTATTCCACCGCCTTATCGCCCAGGAAGTCAACAAGGAGACATCCGTCTTTCAGCTCGGGGAAGTGCAGGATGTAGTCCCTGATACTTTCAGTAACTGTTCTCATGTGAATTTCTCCATTACTTTCTTTTCGATCTCTTTTTTGTGGTCGGCCTTCATGCGCTCAAAAAAGTAAGGTCCCCTCAGACCTTTTGTTCCGTTTTTGCGATTCATGCCTTCTTTTCCGAGACCTCGGTTCAGATAATACTGAGGCTTTGCATAAGGTGCGGTATATTCTACCACACCTGATCCGATGACCGTTCCTGAGATACCGCTTTTCTTCATCGTTCCTGTACGGAACGGAATGTATGGATCAGAATGCCTGAGCACTTCACTGTCTATGCATTTCTGCGCCATCGTAAATTGTTTTTCGGTATTCTGCTGAAAATTCGGGTCAAAGGTAATTCCTGTGAATCTCATCATTTTGCATTTACCTCCCAGTGCTGAACAGCAGGGGAGCCGTAGCAGAAGTTATCAACCGCCATGATCGTCATCGCTGTTGGCGGCGGCTGAGTGTCACTGATTATCTCGCCCACTATCCTGTCACCTGTTTTCGGAACGAAGTCGATGGAAGCAGCAGGAATAGAAATAAAAGCTTTATTATCAGGGGCACGGTCGTTTCCTGAATTCTGACTACGGCTGCTGCTTATTTCCTGACAGTTGGTATCTTCCCAGTACACTGCTCCGGTTGTATGCCGTATGTAAGCAGGTGTGCGTTTCTGCACGATCCTTTCATAGATCGTGCAGCCGTTTCTGTTGGTAAACATTAATCATCAACTCCCCGATAGAGCAGGCCTGTTCTTCCAAGATGCCTGCGGACGATATCAGCATAAATATCTTCAAGTCCCGAAGTGCTGCCGTGAAGCTGAGCTGCAACAGCAGACAGCTGCTCGGTACCGCTCCTGAAGGTGACACTGTATTTGCCGTTAGTTTCTGACGCTATACTGCCTGCTCCCGCAAAAGCACTGCCGTCGGAAATGCCTGCATATATAAATATACATTCCGCAAGCTCGCAGCAGCAGCGCTTTACTTTATCGGAGTATTCTTCGGGAACACTATCATCGAGCCGTCCGAATGTCATAGCGGCGATACGGTCGGAGGCCTTACCGCTGTAAACAGGAAAGTCAGCCTCCGAAATCATTTTTCCGCCGTATTCGCCGGTGTAGTATCCGTAGTCAGCGTATGTCATGACTTGCCTTCGGCTTTCTTTTCCTCGGGCTTCTCTGACTTCTTATCTGTTTTTTCAGCCTTTTCGGGCTTAGCAACAGAAAATTCCAGTCCGATCGTTTTCATCGCCGATACCTCCTTATGTGGTGCTTACAGAAGCATAGATGCCCTTGACCTTGTTGTCGTATGCCTCTGAGATACCATAAGCTCGGTAGAAGAACATCCATGCATCCGAACTCTGGTTAGCTTCGGGAGTGATGATCTTGTTTACAGCGTGCTTAGTGTACTGGAGAACAGCACGAGGCTGAATTATCATGAAGTTAAGGTTTTTGCCTGTGGCCGCCTTGGTGTAGCCACCAATAGTTTCATCAGTGCTGGTGCCGCCTTCTGTGATGACCCTGCCGGAGAGAAGCGAGATTGCACTGTAGAAACGTGTCTGAGGCACCTTTATGATCTTACTGAAGCCCTTGAGCATCTCCTTGCTCTTGTATGTATCAAGGGATGTGATAGCATTATGAAGAGTAGGAGTGATATAGAGAATTCTTCCTTCACCGTCAACCTCTGCTTCGTCAAGTGCGTTGTTTGCAGTTGTGATAGCAGCGCATACATTTTCACCTGTGCTGAGTGCCTCAGACTTGGAAGTGCCCGCCTTGCCAGCATATGTTGCAAATCTCCATGCATCAAGTTCGGGAACTGCCTTAGTGCGGATGAATTCCGAAGACAGTTTGCCGAAAGCCAGACCTGCGGTCTCCTCGTCGTCCATAGCGTCAACAGTAAAGCGTCTGCCACGATCGTAGTTGTATACCTTGGTTTCCCATTCGAGACTTGCACTGCCATCGGCATAGCCTGTTGTGCGGTCGTAATCAGCAAGACCGTCCATATCCATCTTGGGTACGAGGATCTCGTTTGCGTTATTGCCCTGGCGAACAGTTGAAGCGTCTGCTTCAAGGTCACCTGTGAGGGAATACTTCTTGTAAACCTCATCGAGCAGGGCAACGTACTTGCTTATGAGTGCAAAATTGTTAGGCATTAGTTATTCCTCCTGTCATTTAAGTCCCATGACTTTTCTGATATAGTCGTCATCGGGTGATTTGGGTGTACTGCCGGGAGTGCTTCCGACAAATTCGGGCTTGGGCTTAGTATCGGCAAAAGCATCGGGGCAGCTTTCCTTCAGCTTCTTCACGATGTCCTCACCGCCGATGAGAGTACCGTCCTTGTCAAATTTCAGCTCCGCAGCAGCAAGCTGTGATTTAAGGTGCGCAGCGTAGATGTCATTGCGCATCCCCTGAGCCTGCACGAACTTGTCCAGCTTGTTGCTGTAGTCCTGTGCCTTCTGATCAGCTTCCAGCTTTTCAGCCTTCTGCTTCCAGTCCTCCGCCGATTTCTTGATACCATCGATATCCATGTCGGTGTAGGACTTGATAGTGTTGTTCGCTTCTGCAAGCTGTTTGTTCACAGCGTCGAGACTGCTCTGTAAAGCGTTGTACTCTGCTTCGGTGTAGGTTTTCGGAGCAGGTGCGCCGCCGTCAGAGGGCGCAGGAGCAGGCCCATTTGCAGTGTTGTTTGTATCTTCTACCATTGTGTGTTCCTCCTTATATCAGGGTATAAAAATAGCACTTGCGAGGGACATTTATGTCCTTGGCAAATGCTTGTAAGCGGTATTAAAGTTCGATGTGAGCCAGCTCTGCACGAAGCTCCAGTATGTGAAGATACTCGCCCATGACGCTCTGCTGTTCTTTCATCAGCCGACCGTTGTAGTAGTCTTCCTGCTTCATTGTAACTTCAATAAGATTGGACTCAACTTCCTTCTTGTTGTTATAGGCTTTCAGCTTCTCGTAGCGCTCCTTGGTCTGAGCGTACTCAGCTTTCAGTCTGTCTTTCCAGTCTTCCATTCTCCTCACCTCCTTCAAGTGGGTATAAGAAAACCGCTCATTGCTGGGCGGTTTGGTTTGATTCTTTATTATTGCCAGTTTTGATTAATTCTCCAGTGTGGGGGTCTCTTTTAGGGCGCTCCCTCTCCTTAAACACAAAAACTGTGTCTTTAGGGTAATCAGAAAACTTAGTATCACGTGGAATATTGCCTATATTCACTTCCATACTTTCACCTCACTTCAAAATAATAATCAAATCCGTATTCATTCATTAGCTTTTCAACAGCTGCCTGCTGGATTCCTTTGTCGAATTCTTCAAAAGTTATCTCGCCGTTTATAAGTTGGAGCTGCATTTCTGGCAATAATTCCTCTTCAATCTCAGTCAGCTTGACTTCGAGCAGGTCACTGTCATAAAAGAAATCAGGTAGCGGTTTATCAGTATTTCGCAGAACAAATGCGCCCTCTGAGTTGCACGCTCTAATCTCTTGCAGGTCTGTTTGAACAAGCATTTGAATATCATCAGCTGAAAATGTTGTACCGTTTGAATGATTATGGCTTAATAGCCCCCCACTCATCAAATTCATTTCTTCTACGGTAAACAAGACTTTTCGCTCGTTTCCCGATGTCTTTTGGAACGGCTTACCATTGGCAGGAATAATAAGGGCAGTTTCTATATTATCTTTGCACACTGATTCTTCAAATAATTGCAACTCTTGGCGACGAGCGGCGGAGATAAGAGAAGAACCTCTTTTGCTTGAAGAATATTTTTTCCCTGGCTTGATTACTATATTTGAATCTGCTTTATTTGATTTTATTATACCATTTCCTACTGATTTGTCAATAGATGAATTATTAACGGCTTTACGGTTCGCCCACACCGCCCTCTGTGCCGTACTTCTTCCGAAGCCGTTGACCCATACACGGGTACTGTCGGGGAGGTTGCCTGTCTGATCGAGGAAGGTGCTGAGTTCCTTTTCCGCCTTTTTCAGCTTTACGGATTCTGCGGTGAACAGCTCCTGCATCTGTTTTGCTGTTGCTTCATCGGGAGCGTTCTTCACAGCGGTATCGGCAGCGGAGACTGCTCTTTTGCGGGCACGGATATCACGTTCCAGCGCTCTCTGCATCTGATCTATCTCATACTCGGTGTACATTTTGCCGTTGTATTCGATGTTACGAGCATTCAGTTCGGCGAGGCGCTCATCTGAATAGACACGGGAGCTGATACCCTCAATGAAAGGGAACCAGTCGTGACGGCAGTTCCAGCCGCCGAAGCCGTCACCTGTGCCGTAGCCGATATCATTTGTGGTCAGTACCTTCACACCGTCGATGATCCGCCCTGCATTTGCACCCGACAGGCTGACCAGCTTTCCCTGCCATTCCGCATGAGAGGGGCGAGCGCCTGAGTGAGCAGTTATCTCCATGATATCACAGCCCATATCGCCAGCGTTTATCGCAGACAACTGCCTGACAGTCTGACCAACACCCGTGAGAACACTTCGGCGGACAGCAACATCGAGCCTGTCGCTGTGGCCTGACGGATAAAGCACCTTTGAGCCTTCATCGGCGGCAGACTGTACAGCTCTGCGGATGGCGGTGCCGTAGTCCATAGTTCCGCTTGATACTTCCATGTAAGCAAGGTCACAGGCATTGAGATAGGCTGTCTGAGCCGTGTTCGCAGTAGTGAGCGTCAGGTTGCGGAGTTCGCCTCTGCATTTGATATAGCCTGCATTGAGCGTCTGCAATGCTGCATCTGACAGCCGTATGATGCCTTCAAGCCCTGCGTCGGTGTAGTAGTGGTTATCGTTACGGATCGACTGCACACCTGCGTCCTCAAACAGCGTTCGCACCTGAGCGGCGGAAGCATCGGAATGCTGTGCTATCTCCGAGATGATATCCTCATACAGCAGACCTGCTTCCTGCAACTGTTTAGCCTGCCATGATGTTGCATCCGAGACTTTTCCCATCCGCATCATTCGTCTGACCATATCATCGATTATCGCTCTGTCAAGCTCATCGTAAAGAGTTATGAGCTGATCGCAGAGGTGATCATATTCTGATGGAGTCAGCATTGAAAAGCTCCGTTTCCGTCGGCATATATTCATTTCGGGCGGTATCCTCATCCACACCGAAATACCATGCAAGCAGTTTTTCAGGCTTCAGCTTTCCTGCCGTGACAAGCTGTAAGCGTCTGCTGAATTCCTTGTCAGTATCTTCGAGGACGCTGTCGCCCCATGTGCAGTTCAGCTCATATTCACCCGATGGAGCAAGATCATAAAGGTCTGCATATACGTCCATTGCATACACAAGCTGTTCCAGAGCGCCCTCAAGGCTTTTCTGGATGTTGCTGACATAGGTGTAGGAGCGCTGCTTTGAGGAGCGTATCTCCTCAGCAGTTTTCTCGATGTCCGCAGGCTCGGAGATCGTACCGTAAGCAAGCCCGCAGTTGAATTCTATGCGCTGCAATATGTGATTGAGGCCGTTGAACAGTGAACTGTCACGGATAGCAGGGGAGAATACCTGCATATCATCCGAAACTTTCTTATCGGAAGCATAATGCTTTCGGAAAAGCCTTTTGCTGCCGACAGGAAGGTCGATCAGCTTTCCTGTTTTCTTATCCTTTCGGAAAAGGTCTTCCGACGCATCGACAGCAAGTTCCGAGCCTTTGAACTCCCAGTTGATACGGGCCCACTGTTCGTTAGCTTCGGGGATGAGTTCGGTTGCATGAGCATATACAGAAATACCGAGAGGGGAGTCAAGGTCTACAGTGTTGCTCTGCGGAACTCTGAACACTGAAAACAGCGGTCGCTGAACATTGGCTATCGTCTGTACAGCCTGGAGCTGCTCCCAGCCAGGGACGGAAGTGAGATCTGTCTCTCTGCCGAGAACCCCGCTGTCATATGAGATGTAGGCTTTGTTCTCAACAGTGTAGGTCTTGGCCTCGCTGTCGAAAGTGTGAGTTTCCAGCCTGGTGTAGTATTTCTTTCCTATGACCTTGCGAGCCATGAATACCGCAGATGAAGCTTCT